CTGTAAATGCTTTAATTGCCTTTTTGCTGAAACTGACTATTGCAGCAGCGCTAAACGTAACGCCAAAGGTGCGTGCTAAAGTTTTTAATTGTTTGTTAAATACATCTACATCTTGCTTGGCTTTTTTAAGGGCTTTGCCATTCCAGGTGGCGAGTGCCGAGACTACTACGTTGGCCATTACGCTGCCTTCTTGATCTCTGTTGCTTTGTTAAAATCAACAGCGGTTGCATTTATAGCGTTTAAGATTGCTTGGTATATCTTAGGACTGCGGTTAGCAAAGGCCTTGTATATGAGTCGACCCTTGGTCTTTGTGCCACCAGATCTAACTCCTTTTATTTTAGGTTGAGAAGTAACAGGCTCTAATGCGCTAACAAACTGATAGCCAGCAAAAGGATTATTAGAGCTGTAATCACGGGTAGATCGTTTCTTGCCTGATTTCTTGCCTTCGTATCCTTGTATGTTGCCTAACTCTTTTAAAGTTGTGCTCATAATAGGTGCTCTGCCTTGTGGGTTTTTTCTGCCTGCTGTTTCATAAATACGACCAGCAGCGCTAATGTTGTAAACATAATTTTCTACTTGAAAGCCATTTTTAAATAATCTATTTTTTCCCTCTTTGTAACCAATGCCGCCACGTACATTGGCTTCGTCGTATTTGGGAAATGGGCGATAGTCAACTTTAGATGATATAGGTTTCATCCAACCTGATAAGACTTTGCTAGGCACGTCAGCCTTTGCCTTAGACTCGACCTGTATCATCTCTGGAGTTACTGCATCACGTATGCGCTTATACATATCTTCATCAATAAAAGACAAACCTTTTAGGACATCATTAACGCCTACGACTTCTGCTGGCATTTCGAATCTCCTTAGCTCTGTCGGTTAGGACTTGTATGATTGCGGCATACATTTCGCTATCCATATCAATAAACTCTCTAGGCGGTATCCCAGTCTCTACGCTCAGCTGTGCGATGCTGTAAAGTATTGAAGACCGCTCAGTTATTTTTTTTCTTCGTCTAATACCTCGACAGTATCTAAACTGTCAATAAACTCATCAAAGGATAGAGATACCTGAGCGCCAGCCCTGCGTAAACATTCCCAAGCTAACCAGAATATATCTGACTGCTTCTCATCTTCACGCAAGGCCTTGCTAATTCCCATACCTCGTTTTAACTCGAAAGCGTACTCGACACCTGGTGTTATCTTGTGCTCTGATACTTCACCATTAGCCCTTGTTATCTTTAGCTTTGCCATTATTACTCCTTAGTTAGAATGCCACCGATGGGGACACTGTTATTGCGGAGTTTACTGTAAATGTGATAGATGAAGTAGCAACCTCGGCTACGCCACCTTGACCGATTGGGGTTAAGTTGTTTACAAGTACTGAGAATTGATAAGTCGGGTTTGTAGCTCCTACGGCAGTGCCTTTAACAGTAATAACCGATACTGCCAAAGTCTTGCCAAAGGCTGCGCTTAATGTGTCGTTTACCTGCGCTGCTGCCCAGTCATTGATAAAGTCGATAGTGAATGTGCCTGATTGCAGACCAGCCACAAATTTATGTGCGGAGTCACCCATCGCTGTTACTTCGAGTTCATCGACGATTTGATTAATTACAGCGTTAGTTACGTAAGCGCTGATATCAATTGATGGTGTAGTAGGCGCAGCATTGGTAGCCAACTTAACACCTACGTTATTATTTAAATAGATTGCCATTGTTATTCCTCGTCTTTCTTAGTTTGTGCAGTTGGTTTTGGTGCGCTTGCTATTTGGCCTGTCTTTTTTAAGAAGGCTAAATCTTCTTCGTGTGTGCTCATTTTAACTCCAGCTCGTTAGGATTGATACAGTGATTTCTGACGTTAATAAATCTCCACTAGCTGCGTTAGTTATAGCTGGAGCGGAGACACTTGATATGTTGTAAACCAGGGTAGATGCCGCTAGTTTAGTTACTACTGCCACAATAAAATTCTCTATGCCTAATAGATTGCCTTGATTGTCAAATGCAGGTGTAGTTATTAAAATCTTAAAATTAGCCAAAGGTGCTATAGCGGTTTGACTATTATTGTTCGGAATTATGTAGGGATCTGAAGGGGTGACGACTACGCTGTTTGCAAGCAGAGTTGCTGGTGGAAAACTAAAGGTAGACCATACTCCAGCGTTTGTTAAAGCAGTTGCTAGCGTGCCACGTAGGGTGCTTATTGCAGCCATTAGCCGACCAGTGAGTTAGGACTTGAATACGGCTGGATGAGGCCTCTGATTCTATTTATAAGTTGGTACCCCATCCTATAAGGACTTGCAGATACCCCATCCATACCTACCCCACCAGTCTGGCTGACTTGACGTGCTTGCCAGATGTCTACAGCTACGATCATCGCAGCTTCTCTTATGGCAGGGGTCGCAGTGTAAGCCTGTGCTTTATGCTCTGGGCCAAGGGCTCGGCCGTATGGTTTAACAAAGTGAAAGTTGTCATCCGCAGCTGTCTTTGCGTATTGAATAAAGCTGTAGCCGTTTGGGTATGAACTTAATGCGTATGTACTCCAAAACATTGTGCCAATTGAAGCAGGCACTGTAGTACCTGGGAATGATCCCGTTAATGTGTATGTGCCATTATATGTTGCACCACAATTAGATACTGTTATTGATTGACCTGTAGTAAATATGCCAGGATTTGATAATACTAAAGTTGCTACGTTATTGCTAATAGATGTAGCCACTACTGGGGCATCGTTGTGCCATAAATAACCAGAAATTAGGTCCTCTGCCGATTGGCAGCACTCTTCCACTGTAGCGTCACTGTATAAAGTGCCAATACCTAAATTACTGCGTAACTCTGCCATTGTTACCATTGCAGCGGCCATAGTGTCCTTTCTAAAAAAGCTCCCCTGGGGCTAGGGCTACTAAACCCCAGAGGATTATTGAATTACTAAGTTATTAGCTTAGGTTGAAGCGTCGAACGCCACCAGCGACCAATACACCAACGGCCATGTAGCCATATAGTGCTGTCTCAATTTCGCCAGTTGCTGGCTGATTTACAGATAGTCGTAGGATTGGTGATTCGTAAATTGATACTGATGAAGGTACAACAATAAATGCTGATTCATCAATAGTTGTAGATACTGCGTTTGGATCTACATATAGATCTAAGCCAAGTACGTTACCACGTAGTGATGTTGGTTGTGCAGCTCCTGCATTGTTCATTGGATTAGCAGCGTTGTAAATTGGGCGACCAGTTGTATCGGTTGCGCCTAATAGTAGTGACCACTGTGATGTACCAGCAATGTAACGTGTTGCTAACTCACCTGTTGCAAGGTAAGCGGCTGGTGCTTGTGTTGATACGTAGGAAATAATTCCTGCTGAATCTGCTGCAACTCCAGTAGCTTGTGTACCGCCTGCTGTCAATGCTGCGATAACTGCTGCGTCTGTTGCTTTGTTGTACGCACGTGTCATGTTATCGATCATGGCTGCAAAGAATTCTGGTGAGCTGCGCTCTAAGATTTCTAAGCTGTAGCGTTGTAGTCCAGCATACTTCTTAACAGTTAGGTTTACGTATGAAGATACGATACCTGTCTCTGAAGGTCCTGCTGCTTCTGCTGTTTCTGCAACTGTACCTGAAGTAGTGATCTTAGGTACTGAAATTGTCATACCTGCAGCTGGTAGCGCACGTGAACCGATTGCGTCTACTGCTGGGCGTGATCCAATAAGTGTATCAACTACTGTTGGCACAAACTGTGTTGGACTAAATGCAGGGTTAGTTGTGAATGAATCATCTGCAGCAGTTAGGTACTTTGCCACATCTGCTTCTGCTTTCATTACCCATGTTGCTGATTCGTGGTTACCTAATTTTGCTTTGATTGTGTGTTCAAGCATGTGTGCTTGTGTCTTAATTGGTGAGCGAGGCTCTGTGTAGAAGGATGCACTAATTGTTGGGCGTGCGGCCTCTACTGGAGCAACCTCTACCACTGGTACTGCTGTTGGCTCGGTGGTGTTGTCCACTTGTGCCTCACTTTCCGTAGTTGGTTGATTTGTTGCATCCGCTTCGCCTTCGCTAGCGGCAACTTTAGTTACTTGTGCTTCTGTGAATGCTGGTGATTCGACCAGGCTTACTTCTTTAAGGGTTGCTTTAGTTACATAAATGTAATCTTTTTTCTGTGATGATTTAAGTACATCTACACCAACAGATAAGCCATCAATTAACTGCTCACTTGCCAGCATCAAAGCATCTGATCCTTGCATGCTTGCGCTGATCTTAAAGCTAGCATAAATACCATCTTGTTCTTCATTAAATTTTTGCATGCGACCAATAGGTCTGTCATTTTTATGTTGCATAAGCATTTTGATCTTGCCTGGATCTCCTACATCGATTGATCCTTTAGCAAAGACAACTTTACCAACGCTTGTATTACCGACTGTTTCGAATGGCACAATTTTGCCGGCAATGATTCTGCGCTCACCATCAGCGCTTTCAATTTGACTGCTAAATGTAAGAATCAATTTGAATCCGCCCATGTTAATACTGCAAACGTAAATGATGGGGTAGTGCCACCGATTGTGCCAACTACTCTTAATTGATCGGTAAATGCAGTAGTTAATCTAATTACTTCTCGTGTAACTGCTGTTGCTTGCGTAAATGTTGCAATAGTATTCCAGTTAGTGCCATCTACTGTGTCTTGTACTACTACATCTAATGTAGGTGATGTGCCACTGGCTGCTGTAACGTCTAGTTGCATTACTAATAGTCTTGCTGCAGATAGACCTTTAACGGCTGTGCCGGTAATTGTTGCAGTACGAGCAGCTGACGCTAATAGCGTTACAGTGCTAGCAGGTATATTGGCTTGTTGTATATCGCTCATTCATTTTCTCCTTTAGCGCTGTTAATGTACTCAGCATCGCCACTTTCGTTTCCGTTGGGTGTTAGATCTTCCATTTCTTTTGCTTGCTCGATGTCAATAAGTCCTAGTGCTAGCATCTTCTCGATGGTCTCTAGTCTTGCCTTGTCATCTGATCGCAAGAATGTTTCGCTAATGTTAAAACGAACAATATGGCCGTTAGCAGTTATATCGTTCATGCTTAGGCGATCTTCAATAGCACAAATATAAGGTTGTAGTGAATAGGCAACAAACTCTTTACGGCCATCAATAATGTTCTGGTAAGTCATGCTATTATTCATATCTGCGCTTATGTAATATGCAGGTACATTCATGGCTCGTGCAATTTGTGTTGCAAGATATTGTGATGCTTCGTTATACATCATATCTTTAGGGCTAAATCCGACAGTCTCATAAGATAATGTGCTAGTTAGGTATGCAGTCGATCTTGATTGACGTGCTTGCTTCCAAGCTGCTAATAATCCTTGTACTTGTGCTTCTGGCATATCTGCGCCAGTGTTTTTTAGGAATCCTGTTGCCATAGGTGTTTGTGATGCTACGGCTGCAGCCTTTTCTATATCTAATGCGCTTTGTATTGTGCGACCTGCAGTTTGTAATACGCCTTGTGTTAATCCTTGAAATGTAACTAATGAGCCAACGCCAACCATCGGTACTTTTTGATTGTCAATTGTGTAATACAAAACTTCTGTACCCAATGGGTTTAATTGTGCAACTACTCGTGTATTGTTTATCCATTCAAAACGTGCTGGTCTCAAATCATCTGCATAAACTTCTGTAACACGCCAATATGCAACGCCATAAAATATAAGGCTATCGACAGTCCATGAAATAGTGACGGATCGTGGTTGTCTAATATCTGGTTGTTCGCACCAGAGCGGTTTGGCTAATTCTTCACCTGTAGATTTTTTGTACAGCTCTAATGGTAAATATCCAATAACACCTTTAATTAAATTAGCGCATCGATTTACAGCTGGTACTTGTGTTGCAAGTGTGCGATCCATAGGACCTGCACCAAATGTGTTGTAACCAAATCCAATGATGCTGTCGCCCATAACGGCAGGGGCGTATTGCGCTTGTAGATTCTCAGTTTTTTTGGTTATACCCAAAGCAGACAATAGACCCATATAGGTACTTTATACCATAAATCGGACTATTGGTGCAAATTACACAAAGATTTGTGCGGTTTGTTGCGGTCTATTTAATTGACTTACAACCATAGCCAGTGATATAGCAGCTGTAACATCTCCAGCGGATTTACGCCTAATAATACGCCAGCCTGCATCGCTAGTTTTAGCTGCACAGTTGTTTAAGTGCTGTACTAGATCCGCCTGACCACTATGCACCATTCTTCCGTTAGCCATAGCATCGGATAGATCCGAGCATGCTTGGTAAAACGCCTGGCCTGATACATCTTGCATGCGCCATCCGCTTTGCTCTAATCGTGTAGCTATCGATTGGGTGGCGTACTTGTCATAACAGATTATGTGTGGGTGATACTTCTTGGCCCATTCATTTATATCACTTGACATTTTAATTTCATCTATTGCTATATCGCTATGCCAAAGCTGTGCAAGTCCGACTGCTATTTTGTCATCTTTCATCTGACCCATTATCAAAGCACCTGATCTTCTTGTAGGTGCAATATCAAAGGCCATTATAGTCATTGGTCCGACAGGGATTTCTAGCGTGCTATCACTGCAAGCTTCAATAGATCCATACACCCAAGGACTGACTGCGCTATCTATCCACTGACATAACATTTCGGTACGTGTTGCTTCTACGCTGTTTGTATTGACGGCTTCTTCTAGAGTTTCCTCAGTTACAAAATATCCTAATGCTGGATTAGCCATAGCCCAGGCTTTGCGATCATGTATCTTGCAGTGCTGTGGTGCTGACCATTCGTAATATCCTAAAGTCACAGGCGGATAAGATAAAGAGCGTTCCCTTAAATCATTTAAAACTGTACTAAAGCCATCACCTGCGTTACTTGTCATTAA